TTGAAGCTAGAGAAGCCAAAGTTGCAGAACTTGACGGTCTTGTTGCAGAACTTGATGAAATGGAAGCTGGTGAAGAATTTGACAGCAAATTTGCTAGATCAAACGAATTACACGCTGAAATCAAAGATATGAACGAGAAAATAGAAGAAGCAAGAGAAGCAGCAGAAACTTTGAAAGCAGTTAAAGAAAGCAGAAATGAACTTGGTGTTGAGGACAAAGACTTAGGCGATAGTGAAGCTGTTGTAGAAGTGGACGAACCAGATATGTACAGAAAGGGTGGCGATCACTCTTTTATTGCAGACGCTTGGAGTTCACGACAGGGCGACTATAAAGCACAAGAAAGACTTAACAAGCACCAAGATTTTGAAGCTAGAGATGTTGGAACAGGTGCTTTTACAGGATTAGTAGTACCTCAATACTTAGTAGATGAGTACGCACCAATCGCAAGAGCAGGTTCTGCATTTTATAATGCAGTTCCTAAAAAGGACTTACCAGCATACGGTAACAAAATAGAAATATCAAGAATAACAACTGGATCAGCAGCAGCAGAACAAGCTAGTGAAAATTCAGCTGTACAAGAAACCAATATGGACGACACTTTATTAACAGTTAATGTTGATACTATTGCAGGTCAGCAAGACGTTTCAAGGCAAGCACTTGAACGTGGTGGACAACCGGGTTTCTCAATGGAAAACATTATCTTCCAAGACTTGGTAGCAGCTTATTTTGGAAAGTTAGATGAATTAATGATTAACGGTTCTGGTTCTTCTGGGCAACCATTAGGTATTAGAAACGTATCTGGTCTTAATACAGTAACTTACACAGACGGTACACCAACTGTTGGTGAAGCATTTCCAAAACTTGCAGACGCAGTTCAAAAAGTAAATGCAAACAGATTTGCACCAGCACAAGCAATAATTATGCACCCAAGACGTTGGGGTTTCTTTACAGCAGGAGTTGACGGAAATTCAAGACCGTTAGTACTTCCAGCAGGTAATAACCCAGACAATGCTGTGGGCGTTGGGGACGCAGCTGCATACGGTAACGTAGTTGGTAATCTTTTAGGGTTACCAGTTATCACAGACGCAAACATTACTACAACAGACGGTGGTGGCAACGACCAAGACCAAATCTATGTGGTAAAAGCTGATGACCATATCTTATTTGAAGATAACTTATTCCAGTTGAAGTTTGAAGAAACAAACGCAGGATCATTAACAACTAAAATGGTTGTTTATGGATATGTTGCTTTTGCTTCTGGAAGATATCCAACAGGAATTACAAAAATACAAGGAACTGGTTTAATTACACCGTCCTTTTAATTAATTATGGTTTTGGTGTGCTGGGCAACCAACACACCTAACCATTTAGGAAAGAATTATGGCAAAAGATAAAGATTTAATACAAGCACTTAAAGAAGAACTAAAAAGTTATGAACTTTATGGAAAGGCAAAACGTGCTAAAGAAGTTAAAGACGCAATTAAAAAAGCTGGTGGAACAGTTGAAACAAAAACTGCAAAACCTAAAGCTGAAAAAAAAGTAGAAAAGAAAAAGTAATGCCAAAACATTACGGTAAGAAAAAAATGAAAGGTGGCAAAGGTAAAGGCCGAAAGAAAGGTAGATAATATCTTATGGCAATTACCAATGGCTACATTACACAAAATCAGCTAAAAGCATTTGTTGGTATTCCGACAAGTGATAGTCAAGATGACGATATACTTGATGACGCAATAAACGCAGCTAGTCGGCAGATTGACGCATTTTGTGGCAGACAGTTCTACGCAGACGGTTCAACTTCAGCACGTAAATTTTTTACTAATGATCTTTACAGATTACGTGTAGATGATATTTCAACGACTACCGGGTTAGAAGTCAAATATGATGATGATGATGACGGTACATACGAAACAACTGTATCTGCTAGTGAATTTCAATTATTACCAATAAATGGTGTTGTAGGTGGCATACAAGGAAACCCATTTTATATTGTAGAACTTATTTCAGACGGCAACCACGAGTGGCCACTAGATTTTTCAAGCAACAGACCACGTGCAGAAATTACTGCAAAATGGGGTTATGCCACTACACCAGAACAAATAAGACAAGCAACCTTAATGTTGGCAAGTGAACTATTTGCTATGCGAAACGCACCACTTGGTGTTGCAGGTATCGGTGATTTTGGCGTAGTAAATATTCAACAGAACAGGGAAATAACACGATTGATTGCACCATTTCGCAAAGGCACAGTTTTAGGTGTTGTTTAATGGCTACACTTGCACAGATAAGGGACGGACTTAAAACAACTGTTAGTAACATAAGTGGACTTCGTTGCTACGATACAGTACCAGATAATGCAATAAACTTTCCGGTAGCAATCTTTATACCAACGGAAATAGAATTTGATTTAGCTATGCAAAGGGGTACAGATTTATATACATTTGATATGTTAGTTGCCGTTCAACGTGCAGATAGCAGAACAGCACAAGATAAATTAGACGCTTTTATTACAGGAAGTGGATCATCAAGCATAAGACAGATTATATTTAATAATAGAACATTAGGTTTAAGCGACACAGACGCAAGAGTTGTAAATATGACCAATTATGCTGCTGATGTTAATTTAAACGGCATTGACGGTGTTGGTGCGAATATGACAATAGAAGTTTTTACGAAAGGTAGTAGTTAATGAATTGTTGTGGATCTTGTCCAGATAGTTGTAAAGGTGGTCAATAATGGCTAAATATAAAATAATTGGTAACAAAAAAGTTATGGGCAAAGTAAAAGGCGACACGATTACAATAGATGATGAAAATGTTGCTAAGTCATTAATAAAGGGTGGACACATACAACCCACTACTATTAGAAAAAGACGTGCAAGAAAGAAAGACGGCACGTTTATAAAAGATGATAAAAGCACACCAGATGTTAATGAAGCGTGGGAAGAAGTAAATGGCTAAATTTGTATTTAATGACGGTAAAGTTTTTAGTGGTGGTTTTGATTTATCAAGCCATATAACAAGTGTAAATTTAGATATTACAGCTGAAGAATTAGACGCTACAACAATTAATAGTGGTGGCTTTAGGTCAAAACTTGGTGGAATAAAAGATAGTTCATTACAAATGGACGGCTTTTATGAAGCTGGTACAGATAAACCAGACGGTTTATTAGGTGTAAATGTTGGCAACGAATTAATAGTTACAACAGTACCAGACGCAGGTGTAGGCAATACTGCATACTTTATGAAGTCAAGATTATTTGAATATAATATATTTGGTGCAGTTGGCGAAATAGCACCATTTAGTATTTCTAAATCTCAATCAAGTGATGTAGTCGTACAAGGCAAAGTACAGATAGACGGTGATTTGACTGCTTCAAGTAATTCACCGGGTGTACAGCTAGGTGCAGTTGGTGCAACTGAAAAATGTTATGTAGGCATACATTGTTACGGTGTTAGTGGTACTTCAACACCAACAATAACTTTTAAATTACAAAGTGATGACAATTCTAGTTTTACAAGTCCAACAGATAGAATTACTTTTACAAGTATTACAGCAGTAGGTTCTGATTTTCAAAGTGTTGCAGGTGCTATTACAGACCAGTATTGGCGATTAAATTACACAATATCTGGAACTAATCCAAGTTTTTCTATTCACGCAACAATCGGTATAGAATAACACACACAACTTAACTTCTTTACATAACTATAAAATTAAGTTTGAAAGGAGTTTACATTGGCAAAATTTGTTTTAACAGACGCTAGTGTAACCTTAAACAGCGTTGATCTAAGCGACCACGTTGCAAGTGTTACATTAGATATTACAGCAGACGAAATCGTTACAACAGCTATGGGCGAAACATTTCAATCCAGAACTGGTGGACTAAAGGACGGCACATTGTCCATAGAGTTCCAACAAGATTTCGCTAGTAGTGAAGTGGACGCAACATTATTTCCTTTGTTAGGTACTACAACAGCATTTGTTGTAAAACCAACAAGTGGTTCAGTAAGTGCAACAAACCCAAGCTATTCTGGAAGTGTGCTTGTAAATCAGCACATACCAGTAGCTAATGCAGTTGGTGAACTTGCAACTATGTCCGTTTCGTTTCCTACTTCTGGAACAATTACTAGGGCTACTTCGTAATGGGTAATATGGTCGTCATAATGGCAGACGGCACGAAGTACGAAGTAAAAATCAAACCAGCAGATATTGTTAAATTTGAACGCAAGTTTGATGTACCAGTTTCTAAATTACAAGAAGAACAACGCTATGAGTGGTTGTTGTATTTGGCGTGGCTTGGTGCAAAAAGAAATGGCGTTACAGATGATTACGATACTTGGATTGGTTTAGTTGAAGAACTAGACGTTACTGGATCAAGTGATAATTTAAAAGCGTAAACGGATTTATAGATTTAATTGCTTCAATAGCAATAGAAACAGGAATAAGTCCACGTGAAATAGAACAGCTTGATATGGAAATGTTTTACGCATTAGTAAGAGTTATAAACAAGAAATACGATAATTGATATGGCAAGAACATTTAAAAAAACTGATTTAGCAATAGATAACAGCGAAGTTAGAGAAATTGTTAAAGAGTTAAAACAGTATGGTAAAAAAGATGTTCTTAAAACTTTGGCTAAGTTTCACAGAGAAATAGCAAAAGAACAACTTGCAGAAAGTCGTGTTTTGGCACGTAAACAACCAGTACCAAAAGCTAATCGTTCAGCTATGGGTTTTACAGCTTCTGGTACAAGAAGTGAAGCAAAGATAAATATAAAAACAAGCGATAGATACCCAAGTGCTTTGTCTATGGAATTTGGTCGTAGGTTTCAATATGTACCAACAAGAAATGGTGGCACTAGGGCAATAACACAAGCAGAAGTAGGTAGATTGCCATTTTCAAGACCGGGTGCAAAATTTCCTTACAGAAAATGGATTGGCAACAATAGAGATCGTGGCGACAGTTCATTTACAAAGTTAGGTAAACAGGGTTATGTAGTTGGCAAGACAATAAGCAAAAACCAAAACGAAATATTAGAAACATACAATGAAAGATTATTTGACGCATTGACAAAGGCAATTAAATAATGGCATTTGAAAAAAAAGTATCAATAGCAATAATCGGTAAAACCGACCAGTTTGTAAAGTCATTAACAAAAGGACAAAAAGCATTACAAGGTTTAGGTAATGTTGCAGCTGGAATAGGTAAAGCAGCAGCAGTTGGTATAGGTGCTATTGGTGTAGCAGCAGGAACAGTTGGCAAAGAATTAGTAGATTTAGCTTCAGACGCAGGTGAAGCACGTTCTGCATTTGAAACAACATTTGGCGACGCACTACCACAAGTATCTGGTTTCGTAGAAGAATTTGCAAATAAAGCTGGTTTAGCTGCATTTGAATTAGAGGGATTACTTACAAATACTGGTGCAGTATTACAAGGTATTGATTTTACAGCTGAAGCGTCAGGTGATCTAGGAACAAAACTTGCTAGTCTTGCAGGTGATGTTGCGTCTTTTTCTAACGTACAGGGTGGAGCACAACCAGTATTAGAAGCATTTACAAAAGCACTTCTCGGAGAAAATGAAAGTCTTAAAACTTATGGTATTGCCATATCTGCTGCTGAAGTAAATACAAAAGCATTTGAAATGACAGGAAAAAGTTCTGCTGCTGAACTTACAAAACAAGAACGTGCATTAGCTACTTATGAATTGTTGTTAAAGAAAACAACAGTACAGCAGGGCGATCTAAACAGAACGCAGGAAAGTTTTGCAAATAAATCTAGGAAAGCACAAGCACAAGTTAAAGAACTAAAAGTACAGCTTGGTCAAGAATTATTACCTATTGCAGAACAATTACTACCAGTTATTGTAGATGTAGTTCAAGAAGTCGGCCCGTCATTAATACAAGCTATAAAAGGTGTAGCACCATTTTTATCATCTATTGCAGAATTGTTTGGATTGTTAGCACCACCAATTATTGCAATAATTACATTACTGCTTCAAGCATTAGCACCGGCATTTAAGAAGTTTACAGAAATAGTAAACAAGTTTGTTGCACCATTTTTAGAAAACTTACCAAAAAACTTTGAAAAAATGATAAATCGTATTATTGGTGGATTTAACAGATTTGCAGACAAACTAAACAGTTTTGCAGAAAAAGCACAAAGAATATTAGGTAAGATTGGTATAAAGATAGATATACCAAAACTGCGTAAATTTAGTGAAGTAGATTTTGGATTAGGTCAAGAAGAAATGACACCGATTGTTTCACCAGACGAAATAGACGCACAACGTACAGCAACAGGTTTACTAGCAACAGCAGCTTCTAGTGCAACACAGTTTACACCTACACAACAAGCAGGTATTACAATAAACAATTTTGCACCAATTACAACAGATCAAGAAGCTAGTGATTTATTTGCTAGGGGTGCAAAAGAATTTAAGCGTCAAAATGGTGGTGCTGCAAGAATAGATATATTGTAATGGCACAACCAACAGTACGTGTACGCATAGGTTTTACACAAAACACATTTACATTAGACGACTTAGTACGTGGTGTTTTAGATAGTGCAGAACTAGGTGGTGCAACACCACTTACAGATGTAACAAGTGATGTACAAAATGTAACAATAAGTCGTGGTAGATCAAGAGATTTAGACACATTTAAAACTGGTACGTGTTCTGTAAGACTATTGAATAATGCACGTAAATACGAAAACACAAATACTTCTAGTCCATATTCACCGGGTATTGAGCCACTTATAAATATACACATTGACGCAACAACAGACGGTGGTTCAACGTATAAAGATTTATTTGTTGGTTTTGTAACCGATATTAATTTGACTTATCCAGACAAAAACAACTCATTTGCAGATTTTATTGGTGCAGACGCATTTATGAAGTTATCAAACACTAGCTTAATAAATGCTTCTTTTAGTAGCACAGAAAGTGGCACGTTAGTAAGTAATGTATTAGACAATGCAAACATTAAGTTTGGTGCAGATAGAAGTATTGAAACAGGAATATCTACTATGCAATCAATAAGTGGATTAAGTGATAATACATTATCTGTTTTACAGAATATTGAACGTAGCGAAAACGGATTGTTGTTTATGTCTAAGGACGGCAAGATAACTTTTAAATCACGTCATACAACATTTCCAAGTACACCAGCAGCAACTTTTAGTGATGACGGTTCTGATGTTCCTTATTTACGTGTTGATTTTATAAATGACGATAATGAAATATTTAATGTTGTAAGTTTACAAAGAACTGGTGGATCAACTCAAACTGTACAGGACGTAGCTTCACAGGGTAAATATCTAATTAGAACTTTGAATAGAACTGGTTTGTTAAATAATGCTGATAGTGAAGTTTTAAATGCAGCAAATTTTTTACTTGGTAAATTTAAAGACGCATTGATACGTTTTGATAATTTAACTGTTGATTTAACAGAAGCTACAACAAGCAATCAAAATACTGTACTAGACCGTGAAGTTGGTGATGTGGTCAAAGTAGAATTAACCCCACCGGGTAGTGGTAGTCCAGCACAAATAACATCAAATGAAATAATAGACAGTATAAACTACAACATAACACCTAACTTATTTACTTGTGCATACAAGCTATCTAATGCAGACGTACAGGCATTTATGCGATTAGATAACGCATTATTTGGTTTATTAGATACAGACAAGTTGGGTTATTAATGACACATAACAAAAAAACAATTAATGAAAGGATAAACTAAAAGTATGGCAAACGGATTTAAAGTATTTTCTGTTGGTGAAGTTTTAACAGCAGCAGACGTAAACGATTATCTTATGGAACAAAGTATTGGTATTTTTGCCGATAGTACACAAAGAGACGCACAGATAACATCACCCATAGAGGGACAATTTTGCTATCTTGCCGATAGTGATGTACTCCAGCTATACACAACTTCGTGGAACGATTTTATAGGTGCTGGTGATATTACTGCTGTTACAGCTGGTACAAACCTTAGTGGTGGTGGTGCTTCTGGTGCAGTAACACTTAATTTAGCTATTGATAGTGCAGTAGCTTTTGCAGACCAAACAGCAAGTGCAATCATACTCAAAGATTATGCAGAAACAGATGTAGCAGTAACTTCTGCAACAACATTAGCAATAGATTTGGCTAATGGTAATACAGGAACTGTAACACTTGGTCATAATGTTACAGATATTGATTTTACAAATGTACCTACAAATGGCATTTCAACATTTACATTACAAGTTACACAAGACGGTACTGGTAGTAGGACTATGGCAATAAACCAAGTAACAGTCAATGGTGGTTCACACGCTACTGCAAAAACACCGGGTGGATCAGGTTTGACTTTATCAACTGCTGCTTCCAGTATTGATTTATTAACATTTTTATTTGTGGACGCAGGTACACCACTTTTAAATTCATTATTAGATTTTAGTTAGGGGTTCAATATGCCATTAGGTGCAGCAAGATTTGGGCTAGGTGGGGTTGATTTAGGTAAATTAGAATTAATACAAACCCAAACAGGTGGTGCAGGTGCGACTGCTTTTGATTTTACAAACTTAGGTTCATATAAAGTTCATTTTTTATTGGTAAGCAGTTTCAAAGCAACTTCAGCTGAAACTAACATTGGTATAAGACTTTCAAATGACGGTGGAAGTTCATTTATAACAAGTGGATATCAAACTGCTAACAGAGTACAACGACCCGTACCTTTTGACGCAAAAAGTACTTCTACAGATTTTATGGGTTTTGTATCACAAATACATACAAATAAAATTGGTAATGGTTATGTTTATTTTTATAATTTATTAAACAGCAGTACATTTTCTTATATTAATTATCACGGGATAAGTGATCAAAATGATACTTTTGCAACTTATGGTGGAAGTATGTATGGTGTTGCTGAAACACATAATGCCATTAGATGTATGGTCAATTCAGATAGCTTAGTTGCAGGTGCTAATCTGTCTTTATACGGGATAAGAGAATAATGGCAGGAAATTTAAAACTTATTAAAAAAACAACTATTTCTGGAACTACAACAAGCGTATCCATAACTGATGTTTTTTCAAGTAATTTTGAAGTGTATAAAATAACAGCTAAAGATGTTCTACAACCAGCGTCATCTTCTGCAAGTTCATTACACGTAAGACTAATTAATAGTTCAGGAAGTATTGAAAGTACAAGTGGACATTATTTAAGTGCGTTTAAACAATTAAGAGCTGATAGTTCTTTTTTTGAAGGCAACAGTACCACAGATACTTTTATGAATATAATGTTAGGTCAAGTTGATGACAATATAAATTCAATGGGTGCAGTAATGTATTTATTTAATCCGTTTGACAGTACAAAACAAACCCACGCTATGACGCAATCAGCAACATTAGTTGGCTCACAACATAGAAATATAAAAGGTATTGGTCTATTCAATCAAACAACAAGCATTACAGGATTGAATATACATTTATCATCTGACGGTATCAATAGTGGAATTATATCTATTTATGGATTAGGTAACGAATAATGGCAAATGATTTAGTAGTAGTAAGTTCAAATATATTATCAAGTGATACAGGAAGTGTAACTCTTACAGGTATGAGTAGCACTTTTACCCATTACTTAACTACTTTCAACGAAGTTACACCGACAGTAGCTAACGCAGATTTACAATTTAGATTTACTGTTGGTGGTAGTGCAGTTTCCTCAAATGATTATGATGAAGCTATTGCATTTTTAAGAAGTGATAGCACAAACGATAATGATAGCCAAACAAATAGAAATAATATGTTTTTAACAGGTTCAATAGAAAATGATGATGTTGGTTCAAGTAATGGATTAATATATATTTTTAACTCTCAAAATTCAGCTAATACCTATGCAACTATAGAAGATGTATATATTGCAGAAGATGGAACAATGTTAGGCCAACAGGGTGGGTTTTTACTTACTTCTAGTTCGGTTGTTGACGGTGTTCAGTATTTTTTTGATAGTGGAAATATTAGAGACGGTGCTAGATTTGTTTTATATGGTTTTAATAAGTAAGTAGAAGAAATGTATGATAGGATAAAATAATGGCAACAAAAGAACAATTACAAGCATTAGCAGACCAAGAGATTGATGACGCTAAACCTTTATATAAACAAGTAAATAATAAAAGACTTGAATTTTCAGATGAAGATTATGCACAAGCAAAAATTGATTTAGGTAATAGCAAGTGGGATAAACAACAATATAGCTACATACAAGCTAGACAAGAAGCGTATGGTAGTTTGTCAGACCAGCTGGATATGCAGTACTGGGATTTAGTAAATGACACAACTACTTGGAAAGACCATATCGCAAAGGTTAAATCAGACAATCCAAAACCTAGCTAATGTCTAATACAAACGGTCTAACGCAAAAAGAATTATTACTTATGGTATTGGATAACCAAAAAGAATTAGATCGTAAAATAGATGAAATACATACACGAATAAATCAAAGACCAACACGTATGGAACTTACCGGGTGGCTTACAGTAACAATTATGATATTAGGGGTTATCGCTAATAGTATAATGTCTTAGTGCTTACAAAATATATATCTAAATTCAATACAATATGTAGATTATTGCTAGTTGGTCTATTAGTATATCCAACACCAGTCTTTGCAAATGAAACAACAGATTATGAACGTATAAGCGATACAGGGCAAAACACAACAGATATTACATTTGATTATGGTGGATCAAGCTGGAATAGATTAGATATTCATAGTGGACAATGTGGCTCGAATAATCAAGCAGTTCATTACAATATGCAAAACGCAGAAAACCAAACGATTACTATTACGTTTCCAGAAGATACAATTACATCAGCAGGTTTTTTATCTGGTTGTGTAAACGATACATACCCGGTAACGTGGACATACTCGGACAATACAACAGAAACAGTAAACTATGCTGCACAATCAAATGAAGATGTTGCCACTATGTTTGAAATTGTTAGCAAAACAGTTACAGATAAATATATTACGTCAGTTGCTATTGAATATGACGATTATGTAATAATTGATGATATATACTGGACTTATGCTTCTCCACCTACTACAACGACATCTAGTACAACAACAACTACTACCACCACACCTACGACTACGACAACGACTACGACAACGACTACTACTACGACCACAACGACAACTACAACTACAACTACGACAGTACCACCGACAACCACAACAACTCTTGATCCGGAAACTGTTGAACGTAATAATAATCAAGCTGAAACAGGCATATATGAAACTAACGCAGAACGTAAAGTTAGAGAATATGAAGAAGAACAAGAACGTATAAGAGAAGAAGAACGTTTAGCTGAAGAAGCACGTATTGAAGCAGAACGTAAAGCTGAAGAAGAACGTATTGCAGCAGAACTAGAAGCACAACGATTATATGAAGAAGAACAAGAACGTTTACGCTTAGAAGAAGAAGAAAGACTACGTTTAGAAGAAGAACGAATACAAGCAGAGATAGAAGCACAAATAGCTTATGAAGAAGAACTAGCAAGAATTGAAGCTGAAGAAGAAGCACGAATACAAGAAGAATTAGAACAATCAATATTAAAAGATGTTGATGTTGAAGAATTATCAGATGAACAATTAGAAGAAGTACAAGAACTTATTGACGTAATTCAAGAAATACAAGAACAAGATTTAGAACAATACGAAGTAGAAGAAGAAGTATTTGTTTTAGATATACCAGAAATAATAATTATAGAAACAGAACAGGAAGATTTAGATGAAGAAGAAATTAAAGAACCTATTAAAGAAGTTTTTGATGAAGATGAAGCTGTGGATATTATCACAGACGAACAAGAAGAAGTGGGTGGAAGAAATAACGAAACCTACGAAGAAATAACAGAAGAAGAATTTGAAGAAATATTAGAAGATGTTTTACCAGAAGAAATTACAAAGGAAGAATATGAAGAAATAATTGAAAAAGAAGTAGAAGCATTGACAGATGAAGAAGTTGTAGTTGTAGTTGAAGTGGTTAGTGAAGTCATAGAAGAAATTGTAGATATAGAAGAAGTTATAGAAGTTTTAGAAGAAGATGAGTTGGAAGAACTTAGCGAAGAAGAATTACAAGATTACGAAGAAGAACTTGAAGAACAAATAGAAGAATACGTAGATGAATTAGAAACTAAACAGCTTGTTGAAGTGGCAGAACAGGTAGCAGAAGTGTCAGTACAAAATTTAGCTGTTGCAGATGAACAAACTAAAAAAGTTGTACAAGCTGTTGTGGAAGAAGTTACAGATGTAGAAACAGTTGCAGAACTTACAGAAGAAGAAAAAGAAGTAGTTGCAGAAGTGCTTGGTGTAGAAGAAGCTAATGACGTTGTAATTATTGCAGAACAATCTGTTAAAGAAGAAAATATTGCCACAGCTGTAGAAGAATACGTAGAACGTGCAGTAGAAAACGCAGATGTAGAAGATTATGGAATTCAAAACGTAATCGTTGAAATCGGTATAGAACAGTTTGTGTCAGATCCAATAGGACAACTAACAGATATTGATTTGTCTGATGTAGTATTATCAGATATTGGTAGTGATATGCCAGAAGCAGTAAAGACACAGGCAGCTAAAACAGTTGTACCAGTAATTATTGTTGGCCAGATTATTGCTACACCATTTACAAGAAGATTTTAATGAAAAAGATATATAACGGCATAATAGCGATACTTAAAGAAACAGCAGCACAGACGTTCACGATTTTAGGTTTTGCAATATCGTGGTTTTTGCTTACAGGAACGGCTAAGGACATTGTAGGTATTATGATCTTAATTAGTTTTGGTGTTTGGTTTGCAACAATAAATTTTAGAAAATAATCACATATTCTAAAAAACTATTATATAATTACCTTATAACGTATTTAACAAAAAGGAGTAAAAAATGGAATATCAAGGTATTGTTAAAGGTGCTGATAGTTCTTTTGCTGTTTATCACTTTATTTATAATGGTGTTACAGAAAATGAAGCTAGATGTGCCATAATCAACGAACTTGCAAAAAGGTCGTTTCCCGGTGCTAAAGCAGAATTGTGGTCAATGAAAAATGAACAAACAAATCAATTATTGACACATTGGGAAGTAGATGAAATGTTTGCAATAGTTGAACAAATTTCTATATATAATTAGTTAAAAATACAAATATCTACATACTAATACATTAAACCCACATTAATTTGTGGGTTTTTTGTATGTATAAAACCTTTCTATGTCTTAATTATCTATTAGACTTAAACTAACAACTAGGGCTTTATGGATAAAAATTTTGATAATTTTATAGATAAAAAAGCAAAACAACTACCTAACAGACGTTATGAAGTGCGTTATCCACAAAACGTTTCAATAATTATTGATTTGTTAGAAATATGCGTAAAAAAAAAGAAAACAACACAAAATCATTTTTTGTATAGTTATAGATCAATCGCTGAATATATGTATGACGTGTTAGAACACCGTGAAGCAACAAAAGAGGGTTTACGTAGGGCAATATCACGTATAGCAAAGGAACATAATCTTGAACTTTGATGAATTCATAGAAGTTAAAAAAGCTGAACAAAAGCCAAAAGAAGATTATCCACGTGGATTTGTACCGGGTGTCGAGTGGAACGGCAACAAAGGACAGATAACTACAAAGGGTTTAGCAGATCGTGGCGATTTAGATTGGGATCAATGGATTGATTATTGGATAGGTAAAGGTGCAAGTAAAACATTTTATATAAAAAAAGATGAACCAATAAACTTTAGAGTATGGGATAGTTGGGGAAAAAATCCTAAAACAGGCGAAAGTGAACCTACAAAGTTCTATTATTTTAAAACAAATCTATATAGTCGGGAAAACAGCACACTAGATGAAGATATACAAGAACTAGCAAATCGTATATCTAAAATAAAAGCTAAACCTAAAACAAAAGTTAAGGTACACGAAACGTGTTTGGTGGTAAGTTGTAGCGATTGGCAAGTAGGTAAAAAAAATACAGAAAAATCTGTATTACAGTATTTTGATAGTATCTACAAAATTAAAGATGATCTAAAGAATTTACGCAAAAAATACACAATAGACAAGTTAGTTATTTGTGGTTTAGGTGATTTAGTAGAGAATTGCAGCAATAATTTTTATCCAATGGGTTTATACGAACAAGAGTTTGACAATAGACAACAAATGCGTATAGCTAGACGTATGCTTACTAAGACCATAGAAATACTTGCACCATTGTTTACTGATGTAATTGTTATGGCAACTATGGGAAACCACGGGGAACGCAGACAGGGTGGTAAAGCAAATACAAGTTTTGGCGACAATATGGACGTAGAATTATTTGATAGTGTAGAAGAAATATTTAGTAAATCAGCAGCTTTTAAACATATCAAGTGGTATATACCAGACAATTACCTAACAACAAGTGTACAAGTTTTACCTAATACAGTTTTATCAATAGCCCACGGCCACCAAGCTCGTGGAAGTGGGAACGCACAACAAAAGGTAGTTAATTGGTTTACAAAGATGAGTTCAAACAAAACTAAAAGTGAACTCTACGACACAGATGTACTGCTTGTAGGACATTTTCATCATCATTTTTCAGTAGAAGTAGATCATAGACTTGTATTGTGTTCAACAGCTTATGATTTATCCGGACAACAATGGTTTAGTGAACAGGGTGGTGGATCAGCGTTACACGGTGTTACTACGTTCTTAATGCACAACAAACAAGGACGCAAGTGGAGTGATATTAATATATATTGATATGAAGTTAACAGTAGTTAGAACACAATTCGGCAAAGACGCAACAAATGGCATATTGCTTATAGATGACGTATTTGAGTGCTACACGTTAGAAGATCAATACCAAGAAGTTAAGGTTATGCACGAAACTTGCATACCAGAGGGTATTTACAACATAAAGCTAAGAACAGTAGGTGGTTTTCACGAAAAATATAAAAAAAGATACGGTGATAAACATAAAGGTATGTTGCATTTACAAGATGTACCGGGTTTCACTTACATTTTGATACACGCAGGGAATACCGACGAAAGTACATCTGGTTGTTTAATAATTGGTGAAACACAACAAGATTTAGATATAAGCAAAGACGGTTTTATTGGTCATAGTGGAAACGCATACACAAAACTATATGACAAATGTGTAAAAGAGTTACTGCAAGGTAATGATGTTACTATTGAATATACAACAATAACAAAGTTGTTAAATGGTGGTGAAACGATTGTGCCAAAAAAACAAAAAAAAATAACAAGATTTGTACCGTTAAAAAAAGGTGATAAAGGCAAAAAAGTTAAAGAGTTGCAAACAATGTTAAACATAATTAGTAAAACATTTATAAACATTGACGGTGATTATGGAAACAAAACCTTAGCAGCAGTTGTTAAGTTTCAAAAGAAATATAAGCTAAAACCAGACGGTATTGTAGGCAGTATGACTTATGCAAAGTTAGTTGAAGTAAGTAGGTCTAAACTTAATAAAGGAAAGGCAAATTTTGACTAAAGTAAATAAAAAAGATTGGAAAGCATACTGGAAGTTTATGTTCGCAAAAGCATTTAGAACTGGTTTGCAGTCAGCTATTTCATTGTGGTTAGCTAACAGTACAGGGATTATTGACGCAGATATGTTACAACTTATCGGCGTAGCATTTATGACTTCATTTGTTACTGTATTGCAACACGCATTAGAACAGTACAAACCAAAAGAAACGTTTTAATACCCCATATTGCAACCCAATAAGAAAGACCGGGTGTAAAAACCCGGTCTTGTCTTTATACGTACTAACAATGGAGTGTTAGAAATCTAATAATAACATACTTTTTTTTGTAAATACTACACATTGTAAATAAATACTATATACTAAAGAAAAACAAAGGAGTGAACAATGGAAAAATATAGTGATCCAGATGTATTTATTGTGTTAGGTATTTTTGTTGCAATATTTCTAATAGCTGCAATATTAGGTGAAGTTGCAGTATTTATTGCAAAAATGCTTGGTTACGAAGATGTTGCAGATAAACCTAATGTAGATTTTATGCAACGACTTCAAGACGGTGAAGTGCTACACGCAGACAATATGTTTAAAAAGGAGTGAAATGACACAAAGTAAAGATATAGCAAAACAAGTTGCATTAAAAGCTGCAATAGAACTAACAAAAGATAAATTTAATATTGATAACAATATTGCAGAACAATTAGAAGTTATAAAACAAATTTCTAATAATTTATATGAACACATTAAGCCAGTAGTTCCATTTGAAGAACCACCAAGTGTAATTGAAATAGAACCAGCTAATGAACAAAAAGTAACATACAAGTATGGTAATGAAACAAATACAGGTGAAGATACTGCTAGTGAAGCACAAAAGAAATTCGTTAGAGATTTGTTTGCTAAGTTGCCAGATAATGAAAAACAAAAATATGATAAAGATGTAAATGGTGCAACTATGACGTGGCAGTTTGCAAAAAAACATATTGATTTGTTTCAAGAAATAATAAACAAAGAAGAAGATATTGCACCGTTCTAATGGCAAAGAACAAACACACGTGGTGCTATAAGTTTCTTTATTGGAAGCGATACAACAAAGACGATTGCACTTTCTTTACTGTTGAAACAGACTTAGGTTTAGGTTACGCAGAAAACGTAGCTTGGGGTAATGCAACGTTTGACGGTTGCCACGGTTTTAAATACTTAGGTAGGTCAAAAGTAAAATGACAATATTAGAAAACATAAAACAACTGTTAAGACACATAACAACACAACAAGAGTTGAAAGAAGTAAAAAAAATGGTTGCTTTATTAGAAATGGAGTTAAATGACAAAAGATGAATTTATATATTGGACAGGTTGGCTAAAAGTACGTTGGCCAAACTCACAATTAGGTGAATATACAGTTAAATCGTTATATAAAGATTTTGAAATATTTGATGATGATGTATTTGGTAAAGTGTTACTTGATTATTTTGATAGTGGTAATGAGTTTTTAGATTGGTCAAAAATTAAAAAAAGCTGCAAAGAATACCAGACACAAGTGTTTAGTGAGAAAGCACAACAGATTAGAGAACAAAAGTCATTAGAAGATAAAGCTGTTGATCCACCAAGTAGTTTGCAATCATATCTAAAAATGCTTGGATATAAAACATTTGCTGAAGCTGTATTTAATAAAACAAAAGATTTATATAAATACGGTGGATTACGTGATTGGCAACGTAAACTATTTGAACCGTATAGAAATTTAAGTTATGATGAAGCAAAAACAAAGGGTTGGCGATATGGCATTGGAACAGAATTAGATGACAGATGATATTGAGTTTGTAGGTAGCGAATACGAATTTACATTTACAATAGTTCCCCATTGGTTATTGGAAGTATTAAAACCTATTGAAATAACCACCTATGTAGCACTTGGTCAGTACGCAGATAACAAAACAAAAGAGTGTTGGCCAAGTGTTACTAAACTTGCAAAAGATATAGACAGATCAAGACAAAGTACAATTACTGCATTAAAAGGTTTAGAACAAAAAGGTGTAATTGAAGTTAAGCAACGTTTTAAAGATAAAGGCGAACAGACAAGCAATTTATACATACTTAAATTAGTACCGGTGTCAAGAAAACTTGACAGGGGGGGTAAAGAAAACAAGACAGGTAGGGGTATAGAAAACTTGACACGAACTATATCCAATTTAACTATATCCAAAGAACTATATTCTAGGGAAGTACAAGAACTTTATGTAAATAGCTTACAAAAGGTATGTGGATATGAAAAACCTACAAAAACACAATGGGGTAAGATTTATTCAGCAGCAAAACAATTACACGAAGCCGGGTATGAACCAACAGATATTCCAGTAATTGCTGAAAACTTAGTTAAGACGTATGGCGTGGGTGCATTGACACCACAAGGCATAGTAAATAACGTGCATTTGGTCAAAGGTGCAAGAACTGCAACTGGTAAAGATCTAGGTAAAGCTCTGGATCAGAAAGCATTAGAAGATTGGGCTAATGATAAATGAAAGTATTAGTTGCTTGTGAATATTCTGGAATAGTTAGGGACGCATTTATAAAAAAGGGACATAATGCAATTAGTTGTGATTTACTAGATACAGACGCAGAAAGAATTACCGGGGTAGATTATTTAGGTGGTCATTACAAAGGAAATGTAGAAGATATACTTTATGACGGTTGGGATTTAATGATTGCACACCCACCGTGTACATATCTAGCAGTAAGTGGTGCTGCTTGGTTTTATCACCCAGAAGATAAACATTTACCAACAGATCAACGCAGACCACACCCAAAACACCCAAACAGACGACAATTACAAGAAGAAGCATTAGATTTTATACGATTACTGCTTAATGCACCAATAAACAAAATAGCATTAGAAAACCCGGTAGGTGTTATAAGCACAAAGATACGTAAACCAGACCAAATAATACAACCTTATATGTTTGGACATAGAGAAAGCAAAAAAACGTGCTTATGGCTTAAAAATTTACCTTTGTTAGAAGCAACA